TGCTACCAGGATGTCATCACGGTTTTGCTTACGATACTCTTTAAATGAGCCGTCCTGTATACCGTCTTCGATGGGCTCCATCTTGAATTCGACTTTGTTATTTTCGCTATCACCTGGAAGTGGAATATATAGCGTTCTGTGTGACTGCCCTCTGAGATTTGTCTGCAAGAATCGGAACATCTTATCTTCTGCATCTCCAGAAAGTTTTGCACCCTTTAGTGTTACAACGTAGCGTGGGACTGCCTTGTTTGCAAAGTAGTCAATATTGTATTGTGAAGCAAGTGAGTCTCCGTGTAGTGAGTTGATAGCCGACATGATGTCTGGCACTCCGTAGAATGTGTTGAGAGGTGAGTACTGCTTAAAGTGAATAATCTCGTTTGGTCTAGCATCTGTTGTTAGTGGGTTTTGATTCTTTGCACCAAAGTTGCGGAAGTAGACAATCTTATTTCCAATGATCTGAACATATCCATCCTTTAGTCTTCTAACTCGCATTGTTGTCGCTGGGATATGCCCAACATAACCAATCTCTCCACGAGTTGTTCTACCAATTTCAAGATAACCATTTCCAGTTGACTGTAGGTCTGTGTAAACCTTTTCCATTGTGGCTGTAAATGAGTCATCGTCATTAAGTGACTCTAGCCAGTCTCTTGCTTCAATCTTTGTTCTTTCAATTCTTTTTCTTGCTTTCTGTGTTGCACTGTTATCTTCTGAAGACTCAAGTCTCATCATTGTTCTTTGAGAAACCTTAAACTCATAACCTAGTCCAACAATGTTTTCTACCTTGGCATCAATTGCTGCGTGGTTTGCAAATGAAGTGTCATAGTAGTTTGCTAATTCATAAAGGTTCCATGGTGGAGTAATAACATCAAACATTCCATAGCCATTTACATATACTAACCCTGGGTTTATCTCTTTTGACTGTGCTCCATCAATACCGCTTTTTCCAGCAAGTGCTGCAGTCGTATATTGTGTTGTTGGCTCAACCATCTTGGTTGCAGATCTGCTAATGCGTCTTTTAAAGTTTGCTTCTAGTCCATCAAGAGATTTTAATGTTTCCCAGTTACCATTGAATGGATCTGACTTTGAGAATGTGTCATCCTTCTTTATTGCATCATCAATTCTTGCGTGGATTTCATAATCGTTGTCTTCCATGATTACTCCTCATCCCCATATTTAGCAATAGTGTCCTTGGCTGCTTGTACTGCTCCAAGGTCATTTAGAGAAGGTATAAGTCCAGCATTTAGTCTGTCAACTTGTTCAGAATATTCTTCTTCAGAAACTCTTGTTAGTCCTGGAACAAACACACAGGTGCCGTCTCCTGGGTCTCCGTAATACATTGCAGTCTTTTTTAGTTCTGCCATTCTAGAGATATCATTTTTGTCTGAAGGGATATTAAGGACTGAGCCATTTCCATCAGTAAACCACTTGCCATTTGCCTTCTTGTATACATAAAGACCCCAGTCATAGTTCTTTTCAATGACTTGTCGTCTAACATTTTTTACAATTGGCTCACCAGTTTTTGGGTTTATTAAAGAATCCATAACCATAAGTATACCATATCATACTGGATCGACAACGTATTTGACCCAGTTAATATCCGTATACACAGAATATCCGTAATCCTTTAACGTTACAGGGGTATCATCTCCAACAATTAACTTATTGGTTCCCGTATAACTCTTGTAAACCTCTGCTGGATTAACTCCATAAAAACTCTTTTCTGCTAAAACAAGAACATTCTGCCAGTTAAATGAAGGAGAATCCCAAAATTCCCAGTCTAGGACAGAGCCAGACAAAACCTTAACTCTAAACCATGGTCTGTCTGAGACGTTCTGAACCTCTTGTAGGTTTGTTGACTGGTAGTATGAGATGCTATTAAATAGCAGTGGCCCTGTCAATCTTATTGCTCCCTCGAAAGATGAGAATATTAGGCTGTCAGCAAAACTTATACCCAAGAATCCCCACTCTTGAAGAGTTAGAACTGGTTCTTTAACAACCTTCCCATTCCAATAAAAACCTATGCCATTTTGAACTAAACCAGTCTTTGCATCTATTGCATAAATCTTTGCTCTTCTTCCGCTTGGATCGCTTGCAACCATGTAGAATTTTAGATATGCAGTTTTACTTTCTATCTCAAATATTTGTGTAGGTGCGTAAGGGAAATAATCTCCATCAAATCTAACGGCCATCTGCATTGCGATTGCTTTAAAATCATCTGCTCTGCTAGTATTGATTGGAATCAAAAGACCTCTGTTTACTAGTGGGTCATACTTTCCTCTAACCTGTATTCCGCTTGTCTTGGTTAGGTAAAGATATGATGATGATCCACTATATATCGAGAATGGGTTTTGCTTTTTAAAGTCATAATATATTCCTGTTTTTGTGTAAGGATAAATAGGAGTTCCAAACCTTGTTCCGATTGGACTTGCGTCAGATTCGTTTAATGCTTGTGAGGCATAAGAAAGTTTTTTAATAATAACATTTCCAATATCAGAATCTTTGATGTTCATGTCAATATGTGTGACAATAGAAAGATCATTAAAGTCTACCCCTGAAGGTGGATAAATGATCATGTTATCTACAACTTCATATCTTGTTGTCATCCAGTCTGTTCCAGGAACCAGGATGCCATTTCTAGAAGGTCTTTCTGTTTTTGTAAAATAGAACGGTGTTGCGTTTGCTCCTAGTTCAGTGTATTGGAAAGTTACATAACTTTTTACAATGGCTCCGTCTGTATCATACCTATAATCTTTTGCTATTTTATTTTTAAGATCTTCGTAATCGTTATACCCAGTAAATAAATAATTGTCAAGTGATTCATAAGTTCTTTGAACTGGCAGACCATATTCATTTGCAAGTTCTGCGTATGTCCAGTCAACTGGGTCGGTCTCTATTGCAATTGTTTTTGATGTTATTGGATAGTCTATGTTAAACTGAATAAAGTCAAGATCAAAATATTGGTCTCCTCTTTTATCAATAACAGACTCAGCAAAATAAGTTAGTGGGATTTGATCTTCCCAGTAGGCATTTGCAGATACTGATAGTTTATAGGTGTCAAAGACCTTATTAGGAGCAAGGGTATAACTTGCAACATGATCAATAAGTGCGTCTTCATCATCAATAAAAACCCCTCCACCAGATATGGCACCAAGAGCAGTTGAAGTTGGACCTCCAGAAGGTGGCATTGAGGTTGTGTCTATTCCACCATCTATACCGACTAACTGATTGTTTTGATATATAGCGAATAGGTCTTCGTTCCATATTGGTACGCCTAGTTCATTAAATAATCCCCTGATTTTTTGAAAATTGTATTTTGTACAAAAGCCAATCTTATAAATTTTACCAGTGAAAGTTGAAGTGTTGTTCTTTTTTCCACCTGCATACAATCTCAAATCAGATAAAGATCCAAAGAAGTCTGACGCTTGATCTCCAAATCTTTCAACAAAGGCTGGAATATTTAATCCAACATCGACTAACTCTCCTGGCTCAGCCACTAATGGTGAGTATAGCGTTTGTAAGGTTCCGTTATAATTCATAGAATACGATATTTGATTATTAAGCAACTCTATTGCAAAATAACTATTGCTGTTTTCTTTTTCAATTCTAAAGAGAGTTTGTGATTGAGGAGATGACTGTGGCAATCTAAAGCATCCGTAAAAAGCGGACACAGGACTTTTTAAGAAATCAAAATTTTCAAACAAGATATGCCCAGAAACGGTGTCCCAGGTAGGATTTGGTTTAAATGAAAAAAAGTTTAATGTGTCTGATGACTGGATAGCATTGCAATCTGAAAACAACTCATCCTGTGTTTTTGAAGACAGAAGAATTTGTGGAAGTGGATTTTTTGATACTGATAAACCTTTGCCCTGAATTAAAGTATTATCGTTAAAGGCTTGCTTCCAAGAACCAATTTTGGGATACTGATAGTTAGCAGAATAATTTGCAAAAGCATAATCAATAAAAACAGAAGTTCCGCTATACGATGTGTTAATGTTTTCTGGTATTTCTACACCCTGACCAAACACAAACTTTCTTTTTGTAACAGCAGTAGGGATAACATATGGATAAATTGCTACACAGTCTATATCAATTGGGAAAACATCTTCGTGTGCATAAAAGCCTATCCAGTCTTGCTCTTTTCCATTTAAAATCATTTCTGGGAAATCTAATGTGTCAGGATCATAAGTAAAAGATATAACTTCTTGCCCATTAATTACAAGAGAGGCAACATCTTTTCCAAGTCTTAGGTGTACGAGCATTGGCCTTGTCCATTCGCCAACATAATATGTTTGATACTCGTCGCCTATCTTTAATCCAATTGAAGGACCATCAACATAGATTCCATCATCAGATGCTATGGGGCCAATGATTCGTTTTCTATCATTTGTATATGCGTTAACTCTGAGCCAAGTTTCTAAAGTATACTCTTTAAATTTTCCAGACTCATTTAAAAATCCTAATCCAGGAATTATGATTGATGGGTTTATTCCATTTGGATACAGTGCCGTTAAACTAGATGTTCCATAGACAATTGGAATTCCTAGATTTTTTGCTTTAAGCATCTTGTCAGAAACTAAATAATATCCATTAAGTTCTTGCAGACCATAACATTTTGCAACAACGCCTTTTTGTGGAGCAATTGCGATTGCTGATGGAATGTCTATTGGTGTTATCCCAAGAGATGTGGAAGAAAACTCTTCTGACCATTGTCCAAAGGTTATTCCGTTTACTAAAAATGCATCCTCTATGCCTGAGCCTCCAATAAAGTTAATCTTAAAGACTAGTTGAATCTGTGCATCCTCTGGAGGTATATCAAATGTTTCTGACACAAAAACCCAGTTGTTGTTGATTATGGTGTCATAGTTTTTTAAGTGTGTGATTATCTCTGCGCTAGTTGGATCTTCATACCTGTACCCAATTTCAAAACCAGCAATGTAGGTGCTTTCAGAATAGAAATATGCTCCAACACAAAATGTTTTTAGATAGGCATTAAGTTCGTTAAGATTCATGATCTCGTCGCTTATTGCAACAATAGATGCAGACTCACTAGATGTCGGAGTAGCAACGATTCTATGAACATAACTATCAATAAATGGTTCATCTACTGACTGTGGATATATAGATACAGTTCCACCCGTTACCGTCCACTTTATACCGTTAGAGAGATCTCTCTGAGCCTCTGAAATTAAAGAAACATAGTCTGCGTTATCATCCAAAGCCCATAGGCCAGTCGGATGCTCAGCAAAGGCTTTTTCGGCATATAGGTTTGATGGAGTAGACATTATGAGTCTATTTTACCACAGAAGACTACTTGTTTATTTTAATTTCACAGTAATCTGTGGTGCAGTACATCTCACCTTGTGCCTCAAGGTTTTCTGCTCCATCATAAATAGCAGCAAAATCAATGTGCTTCAACTTGCCAATATATGACTCATACTCTTCTTCAGTAATCTGAGTATATGGCTGCTGAGGATAAACAGTATTTCCCATTGGAAGGAATGACACTGCCTTTAGTTGTCCCTCGTACATATGGAGTGCTGGAACAACATGCTTGGACTCTGTTTCCTTGTCAAATGAAAGCGTTACAGAAACACCATTATCAGACCAGTACTTTTGAGCAGTTGCAGCAAGTGCAATTTTCTCAAACAATGTTACATCCTTTTCAGATCTTGGATGACCTGACTTGATTGGGAAGTAAACTACTGATGTGTTTGCTGATACTACGTCATCTTCAATTGTGTACCCTGCTGCTTTGAACAAGTGCATCATTGGATCTGTGTTTCCAAATCGAACTGCACGAAGGAAGAAGTTTCCTCCAGGTCCCCAGTGAACTCCAGGAGTTGCACCAGAAAGAATTGAAACCGATCCTGATGGCTTAACTGTTGTTACACGAATTGACTCACGAACACATAGCCATTCTGAATACTGGTGATCATAGTGACGAATCTTATTGTAGCCTTCGTCCATCCATTCACGAACAATTGGCAAACCCTTTTGATCTGCAAATGATGCAATACCTGTTAGTGATGTACCAATACGACGGTTACGCTGCATGATACCGTTTGTTTGTGGCCAGTGTGTTGGAACAAGTGTTACAGTCTTTCCATAAAGGTATGCAAACTTCAGGGTACGCAGGAAGTCCTCCTTAGATTCATGACGATTCAAGTGCACTTCTACAAGTGTACATAGTTCGTATGATTCTAATGGCTGCTCCGCACATGGGTTAAATCCCATCACACGATAATCCTTACCGTCTGGCGCATCCTTTAGTCGTCCATAATTACGAGCAACATCAAGCCAGATAAAACCTGGTTCTCCGTTTTCAGTAATTAAATCTACATAGTCTTCGTACTTTGTTCCTACCTCTGCTGAGATAGAGTTGTTAGACATCCAAGCCCAGCCTGGATTCTCTGGGTCAAACGAGTTACGCTCTGGGAACATCTCTGAATTCTTTAGATTCATGAATGTGTCGTCTCCTGCAGTACCCAAAGCAAGTGTTGCTGATCTGCGAACATTGCCTGATACAACGCATGTACCAATAAGGTTTACCAAGTCTACAATGGCACGAGAATCTAGTGTTTCTCCGCCTCTGGAGCCGATTACACGGTCTATCTGGTCGTGCAACTTGATAAGAGGTGCAGGTCCTGATGCAACGCCTCCAAAGCCCTTAATGGGTGCTCCAAGAGGTCTGATTAAATCATAGTTAAACTTCTGAATGCTCTGGTTTGCTCTCAAGTATGAGTTGATTAGAAGTCTGACTGACTCTACCCAGCCTTCACGAGTGTCTGGAATTTCGAACACCTGTTCTGGTTCTGTTGGGGTATAGATTGAGAAATTCTTATCCTGTCCCACTGTATCAAACCCTACACCAATACCAAGCATCAAGGCATCCATGACCCAAGCAAATAATGCCCCTGGATCATTCTTGTCAAGGTCCTTTGTTGAAACCATTGCACAGTTCTGTAGTGCTGCTGAGTTCTTCTTCTCCATAGTCATAGGAGTTCCAAATGCCCACATACCACGACCTGGTGGTGTCCACTTTAGTTCAAACATTCTTTGGAATGCTTCTTGTGCAGACTTCTGAGCCTTGTAATCATTCCATGGCAAACGGTTTTCTTTAGCATGGTTTTTCTGTACTGAATACATCCCCTCGATTACACGACGACAAACTTCGTGCCATCTTTCCTTAGTTCCATCTTCCTTCATACGAGAATATGTACGAATAAAAGTAATTTCTCCAAGTGAATTTTCTGCTGCATCCTTAAACCCAAATGGGCTTTCTTGGCTTTTGTACTTTTCTACGAAGTCCTCTGGAAGTTTAAAACTAAAAAAATCTGACATTTGTATCGTCCTTTCAAAAACGGATTAAGTCATAAGTATAGCAGAGTTTTATAAAAAGTAAAACTCTCCCCTAAATAAGAGGTTGAGAGTTAAAAATTATTTACCACTAAGTATATGATTTATCTCTATATGATTTATGTTAACATGTTTTGGTAGACTTGCTACCCATCTTATAGACTCAGCCATATCTTCAGCAGTTATTGCAATCTCTCTTTTTTCTATTTGTGTATCAATTGTACCTGGACAAATCTCAGTAACTTTAATCCCATACTCTGGAAACTCTAGCCTCATGGTGTCTACAAGAGCCATCATTCCTCTTTTAGCATTTGTGTAATTTCCACCAGATCTATATGGATACTTTCCACCAAGAGAACTAACAAAAATTATTGTTGCGGACTCTGACTTTTTCATACATGGGACAAAAAGTTGAGAAAGATACATTGGGCCAGAGACATTTATATCGTAGGCTCTTCTAAAGTTATCCATTGTTTCATTGATAATGCTGGTTGGTCCAGCACCTCCTCCTGCATTGTTTACTAGCAGGTCTAGAGTTATATCTTTGTATTGATCATAAAACTTTTTTAATTCGTTGGCATTTGTAATGTCCATTTGATAGACCTCTACATTATCCCCGACTAAGCCTGAAACTTTAGAAAGATCTCTTGAAACAGCAATAACCTTATATCCATTTTCAGATAAAAGTTTTACTGTTGCATAACCAACACCTTTACTGGCTCCTGTTACTATTGCTGTTTTCAATATTAGTGAATCCAGTGTTGTGGAACCATGATCTTTTCACCGCTTTTGACTAAGTGTGCAGTGTGATGATATGGTGGTGATGGTGGGAAGACAATAATGCTTCCAGCCTTTGGCTTTATTGCAAATGAATAATTTCCATTATGCTCTGCTTCTGCAAAATCTGCTTCTGGGCTTGCATTCTGCAAGACTCCGTCTGGAGAAGCAATAGTGAAAGATAATTCTCCGCCTTCATAGTCATCGTTAAGATACATTACGAAAGAAACCTTTAGTCTCTCATCTCCCTCTTGCTGATCAAAGTGAGCACCCATGTAGGTTCCTGCTTGGTACTTCTTGATTGGGTACTGAGGAAATAGTTTTGGTTCATCTGTGATACCTTGAGCCTTTGCGTAATCTCTTGCAACATCGTCAAATGCCTTTTGCAAAGTATTATAGATATACTTATCTTTTTCGTCAGCCTCTGCAGTTAATGTAATAGTCTTGTCTGTTCCATAGACATAGTGTTGTCCACTGCAAGCCATCCACTCGCCCCATTCATCCTTGTTGTCGTTTTCAATTGCATCAACAAGTTTCTTTGGGTCTTCGATTACATTTGTGTAATAGTAAACCTTTTCTTCAAGTATTTCTCTGTCCATTGTATATCTCCTTAGTATTTATTTTTCTCATAAAAACCTGTTACCTTCATAAATCCTACAGTAACATATCTTATGGGTCCTTCTCCTACAAACCTTACTCCATGCTCATATTCTTCGTTTCCTGGGAAAATAAGCAATGTTCCTGGTTTTGGCCTTAAGTCTGAATCTTCTTTATTTTTAAAGAACAAAGTTCCATCCTTATAGTCATCATTAATGTATAGTATAGCAGCATATCTAATGGATGGGTCTGTGTGCTGGTCTGTGTGAGACTTTAACTCAACTCCAGCCTGCATTCTTTGTAGTGTCCCAAACCCAGCAAGTTCTAGAGATGGATCTGCTAGTTCTAATAGTTTGCCTAGTCTACCTTGAAGAGTCATGCTTATCTCTTTGGTCGTAATGTTTAGATTCTTGTCTTCCCATCCCTGAGTAATTTCAAATTTTCCTTCAGCAACAAGGTTTTCTACGTCGTCTCTTCCAAACTTCTCCATGCAAAATCTAGCAAGATTCTTTGTATACTCTATTGACCACTCTTCGTTTGGAGTAGTCTCAATTATTTCCAATATAGTGTCTAACTCTTCTGGCTTTAAAAAATCTTTTACAAACAAAACTTGGTCATGGAAAACCTCAGTATCGTAGCCAGCGTCATCAAACTCTTTTTTTAGAAATGCTTCCATTTACAAATCCTCAACCTTGTACTTGTTGCCGTCAGCATCTAACTTCCAGCCTTCTTTTAACAGTTCTTGCCATTCTGCTCTTTCAATTTCTTGCTTGGCTCTAGTCTCTTTCATTTCTTCAGCCCAGGCATCTCTTAGTTCTTGTGGATAGTCTGACTCTTCTCTATCGTCCCAGAACGAACCAATAGTGTATCTAACTCCACTGGTTATAAGAGTTACTTCGTGCATGTTATTAAATCCCCCGTCAAATGCAGCAAGCATTCCTACTTTAGGCTGAAGACTTATATCTTGATCTGGGAACTGCAACATTCCACCTTCAAAGTCATCGTTCAAATACAAAAATGCTGCATATCTACTTCTTGTAAAAGCACCAGAGTGTCCATGCTCATCTGTGTTATCAGAATGCTTTCTTGCATATGCTCCTGGCTCCCACTTCTGTGTGTGGTATCCAATTTGAGAAATTATCTTTGGGTCAAGGTCGTGAACGCTTGCAACAGCATTAACAATCCCCTGTTTGATTTGTGAGAATATGTCGCTTGGCAACCCTTCATTTTCTACATGCTCATCATTGTCTTGTGGCAATACTGAAGAGTAAGACTCGTAGAAAGATATGGGCATCCACGTAATTAATCCGAGTTCTGCATGCTTGTCTAAAACCTTTACAAGTTTAGCAGCAGTCTCTGCATCAACAAAGTTTTCATAAACAACTATGTCTTTGGTTATTCTTTTTTTATTATCTAGATTCATTTTATCCTTCTTTCTTTGTCAGCACTACTTTTATTAGGATTCTCATCTCTAAATTTTTGCATAATATCTTTTTGCATTTCCTGCCACTTTTCTTTGCCAAACTTTTCTTCATTTTCAAACCACTCTGAATCGCCAACAGAATACTTTGTCCAGTACATTCTTGAAAGATATTTTGATTTATGTTTTGCTGGCATGACTCCATGAAGATATATATATTTTTCAGACATTAGAAAATCTGGATGACCTGATGGGAAAACAAGAAGGTCTCCAGCCTCTGGCTTATACATATACGCTTCTCCGTTTACTATAAAGTCAATTTCTCCACCTTCGTAGTCGTCATTAAAATAGGTTAAAGCAGTAATTGCAAACTTGTGTCCTGGGCTTACAATTGGCTCTCTTATATAGTCTGTATGGTATGTCATTGCTACTGAATCTTCAATATCTGGTGTATACCTTGCAATAGATGGACCAGTATATTCCCAATCGCTAATTATATTTCCATTTTGATCTTTAATGTCTGGAACAATTTTATTTTCATCAAAATCAACATTATTTTTTGCAATATAGTCTTTTGTTGCTATCATAAAATTATTTAAAATTTCCAAAAGAACTTGCTTATGCTCTTCTTGCTTTTCTGTTGAAGTTTCCACTTTTTCAGCATGCTCTATTTTTAAATTATCGTTGTATCCTTTAAATATTGGATTAATATATTCGCCAAACTTAGACCAGGGTGTCCATGGACTAAACAGACCGTCCTCTTCTCCATTAGACTCTTTTAAAAGGTTATAGGTTTTATCAATATCTTTAAAAAGACCCTTGTATACAAAAATCTTTGGATATATTTCAACTACATTGAAGGAATTTGTCACGGCTTTCTATCTCCTGTGTGTTCTGTGATTTCCCAGAAGAACGGACATGTATATCTAATACCACTCTTAATCTCTGTTACTCCGTGAATATAGTTTTTATCCCCTGGGAAAAAATATGCTGCACCTTTTTTAGGTTTAAACTGAACTCCTTGTAGTGGGAAGTAAAGTTCTCCACCCTCATAATCATCATTCAAATAGAACAAACTAGAAAGGTCGTAGTTTGGAAAATCATTTGGAGTTCCAGCATCTGGACCTTCATGCAGTTCTTTGTCTGCATGAGGCTTCTGTAACTGGCCAGGTAGCCATCTAACAATGGTTGTTCCAGTAGGAATAACCTTTACCTTGTAGAACTCTTCAACTATTGGCTTTAGTCTTTCAAACAGACCTGCAATAATTGGAGCAATCGATGGATCATTCTTATCTAGAGTAGGACTAGTAGCAACCCTGTCTTTCCAATAACTTGCTTCATATACAACAGTTCCATTTTCATTAACATGGCTTTCAGTAACATCCCAAATTGTTAATGACTTTGCAGCCTTTTCTAGAAACTCTATTTCTTCTTGAGTCATAAAATTTTCTAACTCAACAATCATATCTTTGCTATTACCAAACCAGCCTGACGGTGTCATTGATGGTTTTCTTTGTACTACCTTATATTCATCCATGTTCATATTGTATCACCATTCGTGTTATCTTTAACTGAAAGTTTTAAGGCTTTTACTTCGTGAGAACCCAGACTTTCTCCCTTTTCATTAACAGCATCTCTATACCAATCTGTCCATTTCCCAGACTTATTGACTTCTTGTGCTGCTTCTCCGTAGGATATGTTTGCTTTTTCTTTTGACCTGTCCTCATCTCTATATTTAACAAGTTCTATGACTGTGTTATTTAAACTTGTTAGAGATATAGGAATAACAGTTGCTATTGGAGTTCCTGCTTTTATAACCACTCTTTGATTTGCTTTTCGTGCTTTAATGGCTAGTGGGAGTGGATTAGGATAAAAAGATGTACTGATCAAATTAGACATAGTCTCAAAGTCTTCGCTGAAATAGTTTACTGGATTAATTGTCCAAATGCTGATGTCTGGATCTGTTTTAAAAACCAAACTAGTGTTTAAACTTATAGAAGCCTGACCTCTTCCAGCATAAGAACTTGTTGGACTAAATATTTTTATATGCTGATCTGTTTGGTCAGTTATTCCATCCCATTCAAATTCAATATCTTCTGTGCAAGAAAGGTTCCATCCAACGACGTTTGCCTGTGTTACTGGAAAACATCTGTATGCGTGGTTTTCTGATGTTGCATCCATCCATTCTCTTTTGATTGACATTGGGCTAATCTCAAAGTTACTCCCTTGCATTTTTTCTACTGAAATATTTAGCATTACTCTTGATCCCATTTTGAATCATACATGTCTGGTGTATGATACTTTTTGCTGTAATCTAACATAGTTACAATTGAATACTTTGTTCCAGAGTGCACTGGCATTGCCTGATGAGGATACATAAAGTTAGACGGGAAGATATAAAGATCTCCAGCCTTTGGCTTAATGTTTAAGCCCTGCAATCTAAAGAACAACTCTCCACCATCATAATCATCATTTACATATGCAACTAAAGAAAGAGTGCAGTTATAAGAATATCCATGATCATGATGCTCTTTAAAGTGTTGTCCTGGGCCATACTTAATAAAATTAAATGCCTCCCAATACTTAAGTGGCATGATGTTGTAATCTCTTCTGTAATCTTCTACTGCTGCAAACTGTGCATCATAGACATCTTGCCACAGTTCCTGAAGATTTAATGAGTCTTGGCTTTTGTCTAATTCTATATCTGTTTTCTTAAACTTAAAGTCAACGCAGTCTCTATAGTCTGGCATAAGTTGCTGATATCCTACATATGCTGGCATCCAGTGATATCTTTTTCCTTCTGCTGACAACTCTCCATATCCAGCAACTGATCCTAGATTGGCTTCAAGTCTGTTTATCACATCAAACTCTTTCTTAATTACGCCTCTATAGCAAATAATTCCATTGCCAAGATCTTCTTTTTCTGTCCATGTCTGCATTGTATTCTCCTTATTTGTATTCTCTGCGGGACCAAACTTTTTTAATGTACACTCCTCCATCAGGTTGCCGATAGAATTTTGCGTTATCTACCATTTTACCATATATCTCAGACTGCCCTAAAATTTCTATTTCGTGTTCCCAGTTTTCTCTTTTAAATGGTAGTACCTGCATGTATGGGGTTCCAGCAGGGAGCGTTCCTTCCCAGCCTTCTGCTATAAAAAATGGAAAACTTCCAAGAAGATGTACCTTGTCAGAATCTACAACTCCAGTTGTGTTCATAAACGGAAGATCAAACCTATTCATTGGTGTCATAAATAATGCGCTATAGCCTTCTGGCAACTCTAGGCCCCATGGAGAACTCCACGCAAAGTGGTACTGGTAGTATCCTTTAGGGTGTTCAAACTGTGGCATTGGTGGTCTTTGTGTACAGAAGTCTTTATACTTAGGGTCATCAATTGTAACATTTATAATACCCTGAGAATTTTTAGCAAACTTTAAATCGCATGGAGTTTTAAAAACATATCCAGTTGCAAACGCATCCATGATTGCAGGACACGCTTTCCATGTAGGGATCTTTCCATAATCATCTGTTGTGCCTTCTTTGGGAAATGGACAGACCTCTTTTGGTGCTTTATAGTATTCACCACTTGGCATTTTTGCAAATCTATCTGCATCCTTATACCAGTCTGGCATTTCTTTTTGTGTTGGTACTGGCGTAGAAATATTATCTTTATCTAACCAGGGTCTGAAAGATCTGAACTTAGCGACTAAAGACACTACTTGTGTCCTAGTTCATTAATGTCTGTCATTACGACAACACAATACTTTGTTCCCTCTTTCATAGGCAATGAAGCATGCTCATAGATATAGTTTGATGGGCAAAGAACAATGTCTCCTATTTTTGGACTATGAGTGTAGTTGTCCATTCTTGGAAACCTAATTTCTCCACCTTCGTAGTCTTCGTTTATATATACAACAGCCGATACCGTACAGTTGTACATTGGACCGTGGTCTGCATGAATATTAAAGTGGGTTCCTTCTCCTTCATACTTTACAAAGTTAAAGGCTTCATAATACACAACATTGATGCCCCAATATCTAGCATAATCATCAACACATAACTTTAACTTTTGATAAATTTCTTCATGAAGATCAATAAGTTCAGAGTTGTGTTCATCTCTTGGTCCCAAGTTTTCTTGCTTAAACCTAAAGTCTACAGCGTCTCTAGCCTTCTTAATTGGGACATCAGAATTAGTTACTTTTGCTTCTGACCATTTATACTTACCGTTTCCGCCAAGATTTGATTCTAGAATGTTTATGTATCTTTCAGAATCTTCTTTTGAAAATACGTTTCTATATAGGTTAATTCCTAATGCTGGGTTTTCAACTAAAATATTATTCTCAATAGTTCTTGATGGATATCTGTTTACTGCAGTTTCTGATCTATCCTTAGTGAACCAAGGGGTCTCATTTTCATCATAAGTTGTCATAAATTATTTCCCTATTCCTTTGTTTTAGTTGTGATTATATTATATCACAAAACAATTGTCTAGATATTTTTTATTAAACTGGTGAGATTTCTCTGGTTACTTGATTGTATGAAACCTTTGTTCCATTAACTGCAAAAGCACATTTTACCAAGAACACTTCTCCAGCAAATGCTGCATCATAAAGTTCTGCCTTTTCGTTATCAGAGTCCATACTCATTCTGTGGATAATCTTGTTTCCACATAAGAAAGCATACTGCTTATATGAGTCTTTTTCTTCTTGAGTCAGGGCTAAGAAGCCTTCATTTGCAGTTCCGTCAAATGATGTTCCATTCCAGGTTGAACCCTTTGTGGCTGTTGCCTTATGGTCTGTTATGTTCATACCAACTACAGGAAGACCTTTATCCCACTCAGAATCAAGAGAGGCTCTTACTTCCTCCGTAGTTCTAAGTGCTGAGATTACATCATAAGTATCTTCAGTATCTTTAACAATTATTGCGTACATAGTTTAGATCTCCTTTAGTGTAGTATAACATATTTATTAACACCCACAACTACCGCAGCAACCAGGGCATGCTTGCCAGCAATAACTTCTGATACATCCTGAACAACCACTGCTAGTGAAGGTTGGTGGGAAGAATGGTGGGAAGAATGGGAAGAATGGGAAGAACGGTGGGAAGAATGGGAAGAACGGGAAGAATGGGAAGAATGGTGGGAAGAACGGGAAGAACGGGAAGAACGGTGGGAAGAATGGGAAGAACGGGAAGAATGGGAAGAATGGTGGGAAGAACGGGAAGAATGGTGGGAAGAACGGTGGGAAGAATGGGAAGAATGGTGG